CACCACCAACACCTTGTAGTGTCTTACCAATACCATTGATTGCCGTAATAGGAGCAGCAAAAGATTGGGCAGTCGTAAACGCAGACTTCTCTAACGCCCCTGTATTTACTAACTTATATGGTTTGATTTTCGCCACTAGTGTTGCTGCTCCTTTAAACGTCTCTCTTCTTCTTTCAAGTATTTGATGAGAAGGGTGACATAGATTTCTTTCTCGAATGGTATGAGATTATCTATGTAATCCATAGGCCACTTGTGGTGATGCATCAAAGCAAAATTAGACTCATAATAATTCCGAAGATTATTATGGAGAAGGGCTACCCGAAAAAAGCAGCTAGTCCTTCAAGGACAATAGTATTTTCTACACCAGTATTAGGATTAGTGACCTTCATTGTGTGTGACAATTTAGGCATTGTCTCAAAGAATTCTTGGATCATCTTAAATTGACCACTATTCATGTCCTCAAAGAAAGTATTCAATTCCTTCTTGGTTGCATCCTTACACTGATACACTTGATTTGCATCAGAAATAGTGTCTGCACATGCTTTAGCAAGTTCCATGACCTGATCGATCATAGAGGTGTCATCATCATCACCGAAATTCATCTTGACAAATTGATCCATGCTTGGATACTTCATAGTGAGAATCAAATCATCTGTCAGTTTCAACTCCTTACTATGTTTGGGGTCAGTCGTAACAGTGATGGCGTCCAAGTCAACAGATGCACTAACTTCAGTTTTCCCATCATCGGGACAGGTAACTGTCACATTAACAGATTCGCCAACAGATCTTGTCCTGATTTGCAGGAAGAGATACTCAATATCAAAGGTAGTTAGATCCTTAGTGTTAGTAAGGTTTGTGCAGTCAACGATGATGCGATTGATAGCATCAATCATATCTGCATTCTCACCCGACTCCATAGCCAAGAAGAGAAGTTTTTCTTCCTTTACAAGGAAAGGTCTATACTTAATAGACTTACCGCTAGATGGAAGTTTACATGTATATTGTGGTACATTTAGCTTAGGTAATGCCATAGAAATTCACATCAGTAATTTTATTTAGGTGCTTATGTTGTGGTGGATTCACCGATTTCTTCTGCCTTAGCAAACTCAACATCTGAAAGCTCAGACTGACCAGCGACAGTAGAGTATGCTCCACCCTGATCATCAAATCTATCTGCACCAAAGAATCTATATCTCTCGTAGTAAAAACCTACGTTGAAAGTTAGTAGAGATGCAGATGCATTAGTCAGTGAAGCAGATCCAATATTATATGGGAAGACATTGCGAATGTCATAGATGCCAACTAGTTGATCATCTTTATACTTGGTGATGTCTTTCTCATCAACTCCAAGTTGTCTCAAGATTTTTTTGAAGAAGTCTGGAATTTTAAATTCGGGACCTCCACCTCTCTCCCACTTGAAGATATACATGTTAGGACAAACATAGTCATCATAATAATCTGTAAATTGATTAGCATCACTAGACATAATGCTGATCCATCTTTCAAACAACATTCTAGTCTTGTGACTTCTCGGCATGATAAAATCCATGCTGATTTGACTGAATGTGGATGACGTTGCGTAGTTATAAGAAGATCCAATGTTGGTAACACTACCAGTTGTAACCTGCTTACTAGGTAGGTTTACATTGTCTGCATAATAATTCAGCAGATTTCTGTTGTAAACGGGCTCACCTAGGTCAAACTTATTGGTAAGGAAATACTTACCACCTCGCAAAATATTTGGCGTGGAGAATCCTACAGACCATCGGTTAGCATAACTTGGGTGATTATCATTACCCTTGAAAAATGCTTGAAACTCAGACAGTCTTGTCCTTGGAGCTCCCGCTCTTCTTGTTGAAAGATTGAGTGACATTAGATCTTTAATTCCTTCTCAGTGATGAGCATGAATTCCCAATTGTTATCCTTGCAGAATTCTGTTGCTGCTTTCCACTTTGCCTGATTGACACTCCATGTAACGACTTCGTTAATATATTTTTTAGTCACTCGTTTTTGTGTCTTAGGTTCTTTGGTTTGCCTCAACGGTTTCACTTCGACTAGATACTTCTTCTTCCCAACCTTGACATAAAAGTCGGGGAAATATCGGTGTCTTTTACCATCAACAGGAGAGATGTATGGGATAATGATTTCCTCGCTACCCCACTCTTCTACAGAGGGTGTGAGATCACACCACTTCATAAATTTATACTCCCAAGAGGATCTATAAATTATGTTTTTGGGATCACCTTTATACTTACGAGGGAAACTTGGAGTATAACGTCCTTGATACCTCATAAATAGACATTGTATAGTACTGTAAGTATTTAGCGTGGCAGAGTCAGTCCTTAAATATCCCACGAAGGTGCCAGTATCAGGTGCATATCTGAATGGTCCTGAGGCTCCTACTGGGAGAGTGGATTATCTCAAGATACAACGTTATAGAATCAACTTTGAGGCAGAATCGAGCGGTGGTTATGGTGGAGAGAATCTACCTGGCAACGAAGTTGCAAGAGTGCTCAACAAAACGGTGTGTTACCTTGCCATGCCCCCATCACTTTCGACGGGATACAGTGCTAATTATAGCACAGCTAGCATGGGTGCTGTTGGTGTCGCTGCTACACAACTGGTTGGTCAGATTGGTGGTGCTGCACAAGGCAGAGCAATGGATGCAGATAGAATCGGACAACAACTTAAGTCCGCTGCTGCCGCTGCTCTACCAGAATTTGCTTACAAGCAAGGTGCCAACATGATCAACATGGCAACAGGTGGAATGGCAGGTGGTGCTGGTGATGCAAACACTCTCCAGGCACTATCTTCTGGACGTATCATGAACCCATTCACCGAGCAGGTGTTTACTGGTGTTGGTTTTAGATCGCATTCATTCTCATTCAAAATGTTTGCGAGAAACAAATCGGAAGCAGTGGAGATCATGAGTATCATTAGATACCTGAAGACTGGTGTGCTTCCCATCTATGGCAATGCTGACATGCAAGAGGTTGAAAACCTACTCAATGCAGCAAAGAGTGCTCTAAATGGTCAAAATGGAAACAATAATTCTAACCAAAGTACAACACCAACCGATAATGGTAACAGTGGCACTGTTGACTTGAGTAGTTTTAATGCACAAGGTGCTTACCTACAAATTCCAGATAGATTCCAACTCGAATTTGTCAGACTTGATCCTTCATCTTCTACTATCTCTAAACTTCCACACTATAAGTTTCAACCCTGTGTTTGCACAAACATCAGTGTAAACTACACTCCTGATGGACAGTATGTTTCTTTTAAGGACTTCCTTCAAGATCCATACACAATAGATAATACTGGTGCAATGGATCAATTGATGGTCCCTGCCGTTGAAATTAGTATGGACTTCGCTGAAACCAAGATTCTTACACAAGCAGACTCACTCAAAGGATACTAATGTCACAATATTTTTCATACCTTCCTAACGTTTATGTTGGACAAGAGGAATCTGACGGGCGTCTTGGTTATAGACTGATCAAGAATATGTTTCGTCGTGGATATCTAGATCCGATTATTGAAAAATATATTACTGCTTTTGAAACCTTCTACATCACCGACAACATGCGTCCAGATGAGTTGGCAAATAAAGTTTATGGTGATCCAAATCTAGATTGGGTAGTTTTGATGGTCAATAATATTATTGATCCTTATACTCAATGGCCAAAAAACACTACGGATTTGAATAACTACATCGAAGAAACTTACGAGAATCCAGATGCAGTTCATCACTGGGAAACAAACGAGGTTAAACTTGATGATGGCACTATCTTCGTGCAGAAAGGTATAGAGGTAACCGAAGACTATCGAGTTACATTACCCGATCAATCTGTTTTAAGTAAGGCAGACTCTATCTATCAAGTGTCTA